GTCGTCCGGTCTCTTTCCGGAACTTTGTGGATCGTGGCGGTGTGGGCGGCGCCGGCTGGTTCTCGCCGGTTCGGTGGTGTTGATGGCGTCTAAGGGGCGGACTGGTCGGAGGGGACCGTACGGGTCGGGGTATGAGCGGGCGCGTCGTCGTCTGTTGGCGTCGGGTCCGCCGTGTGCGTGGTGTGGGGGTGTGGCGACGGAGGCGGATCATCAGCCGCCGTTGTCGCGGCACATCCACGCCGAGGGGACGGGGTGTTGCACGCTGGTGCCGTCGTGTTACGGCTGTCGGCAGCGGCAGGCGGCTGCTCTGTCGCAGATGTTGGACCGGGTCGTCGAGGTCGAGGTGGAGCCGGCGGGGTTCGACGTCGACGACGCGGTGTGGGATCGGGGGGCTTGGTTGGACGACCTGCGGGACGTGCCGGACGATGCGTGGTGGCCGCGCCTGATGACGGTGCCGCATCCGGCGGCGGCGGGGTCGCTGGGTGTCGAGTTCGTGGAGTGGGTGCGGGTCGAGCTCGGCATCGCGTTGCGGTGGTGGCAGCGCCTCTTCGCGACCCGGCTGTTGGAGGTGGACGCTGGTGGGGTGTTGGTGTGGTCGTCGGCGTTGTTGACGTTGGCCCGCCAGTGCGGCAAGTCGCTGCTCGTCTACTGCTTGTGTGACTGGCGGTCAGAGCAGGCGTCGAGGTTCGGGGAGCCGCAGTTGGTGTTGCACACGGCGGACACGTTGGAGCATGCGAAGGCGGTGTGGCAGCGCGCCCATCGGCGGGTCGCTCAGAACGGGTGGCCGAAACCGCGGTTGGCCGCGGGCGAGTATCAGATCACGAAACCGGACGGGCTGTGGTTGGTGCGGTCGCAGACCGGGGTGGTCGGCTACACGGCGTCGCTGGCGGTGGCGGACGAGTGCCACAACGTCAAGGCGGTGACGGTGGACCAGGGATTGTCGCCGACGACGGTGGAGGCGGCGCAGGGCCAGTTGCTGCTGGTGTCGACGGCGCACAGCGCGTCGACGGATCTGTTCCCTGATCGGCGGGCGGCGGCGATCGCCCGGCTCGGCGACCCGGGCACGGAGCTGCTCGTCGAGTGGTCGGCGCCACGTGGCACGTCGGTCACCGACCCGGTGGCCCGCCGGCAGGGGTCGCCGCACTGGCATCCTCGGCGGGCGGCGGAGATCGCGGCGCAGGCGGAACGGGCCGCGCCGTACGAGACACGCCCGTTTCCGCACGAGCTGGTCGTCGCCGTGCGCACCCAGTGGCATAACGAATGGCGGCGCGAATCGGTGGTTTCCGGTAAGGGCGACCCGCTGGTGGCCGCCGATGTGTGGGCCGGGTGCGGCGGCGAGGTCGCCGACGACCGCGAACGGATCGTTGTCGCCGTCGAGGACCACGGCGGACTGGGCGCGGCGATCGCCGCTGTCGTCGTCCAGGGCGACGGGCGGCTCGGGGTCGACGGGTGGACGGTGGCGACCTGGGTGGAGGCGCTCACCGACCTGCGCCGCCTGCAGGCCTCACACGACGGGTTCCGGTTGTGGGCGGGGGCGTCGATCATGGTCCGGTTGCCGCCAGGGTTGCGGGCGACCGCGGCCGGCACGTCGACGCTGACCCGTTCGACGTTGCCGCTGATGCGCGAGCTCGCCGCCGCTGGCCAGGTCGTGCATGACTCGGTCGAGCTCGACGAACAAGTCGACCAGGTGCGGGTCGTCGATGCCGTCGGTGGGCTCGCCGTCGTCCCCGGCGTCCGTTCGGATCTGCTACGAGCCGCCAGCTGGGCGTTGGCGGCGGCGCACCGGCCGCGCCGGAACCCGACGATCCGGTAGCGTCCGGACGGTGACGCGGACGCCGTCGCACAGTTCGGCTCGAGGAGTGTCGAAGTTGCCGCGGTCGGCGTTCGCGTACCCGTTGAGACGGGCGTTCCCGATCAACACCCCCGGCCGGGCCCGTAGTGCCTTGGCCCGCGCCTCGAGCTCGCGCAACGCCGGCACCTATCAGCACGTCGCCCGGGCAGTACGGGCCAAGTGGGGCAACACGGTGGCGTCGGTCGGCCCGAAACGGGGCACCGTCACCCGACCCGGATACCGCAAGCACTGACTGACCCACCGGTCAGGTGTAACCTCGTCGCCCTAGTGGGGACACGGCACCGCGACGCGTCGGGACGGTACCGTTCGCCGACGCCCGAGGAACGGTCGCTGCGCCCGATCGACCACGCCGATGAGCCGAACACCAACCCGCCAGGAGCGCCACCGGCGTCGGTCGCCGTCCCCGACTACACCGCCGGCGACCCGAACGGGTTCGAGATCGTCGACGGCGGGCCCGGCCGGCCGGTGCCGCCACTGTTCCACGCGTCGCCGTGGGACGGATGGCCGGCCGAATGGAACCTGCCCATCTTGGGCCGTACCGAGCAGCTCGTCGACGTCGCCTGGATGGCCCTCGACCTCAACGCCCACGTGTTCTCGAGCATGCCGCCCTATCTCGTCGGGGCGTCCCCGAACCTGCCCGACGAATGGCTCGACAACCCGGATCCGGACCAATACACGTCATGGCCCAAGTTCGCCCACGAACTCATGTGGGACTACCAGCTCGGCGAAACGTTCGTGCTGTGCACAGCGAGATACTCCAACGGGTGGCCGGCCCGGTTCCATGTCGCACCGCCGTGGACGATCGACGTCGACTACGACGACAACGGTTTTCGTCGCTACCGCACCGGTGACGTCGACATCCCCCGCGAAGACATCCTTCACATCCGTTACAAAGGCGAGGTCGGCAACGCCCACGGCAGCGGCCCGTTGGAGGCGTGCGGCGCCCGGCTCGTCGCCGCCCAAGTTCTGTTGCGCTATCTCACCAACTTTGTGCAGGGCGGCGCCGTCCCGTCCGGCGTCCTCGAATCCGAAGAGGAGCTCACCGCCAAACAGGCATCGGACTTGCACACCCAATGGATCGACGCCCGCATGTCCCGCCTCGGCCTGCCCGCCGTGCTTGACGGCGGCGTGACGTGGAAGGCGACGCAGGTCAACGCGTTGGACTCGGCGCTCACCGAGCTCGCCGGCTACACCGAGGCGCGGATCGCCGTCGCTTTGGGGGTCCCACCGTTCCTGTTGGGGTTGCCGTCCGGTGGCGACTCGATGACCTATTCGAACGTGTCGTCGGTGTACGACTTTCATTGGCGGGGCGGGCTGCGCCCGAAAGCGCAACGCGTCATGCTGGCGTTGACGAACTGGCTCGTCCCACGCGGCACAGCGGTCGAAGTCAACCGCGACGAATACGTCCGGCCCGGCCCGTTGGAGCGGGCGCAGACACAAGAGATCTACCTCCGCACCGGTGTCCTGTCGATCGACGAGGTCCGCGAGATGGAACGGTTCGGTCACGCCTCCCGTACGACCGGCACCGAAGTGTCAGGAGTGCTGAAATGAGCGAACACGGACCGGTCGAGATCCGCGCGGCGACCGTCGAAGCCGTGTCCTATCCGGAACGCAGCGTCGACCTGCTCGTCGTCCCCTACGACGAGTGGACACCGGTCGAGTACCGCGGCCGGATCATCTCCGAGTCGGTCGCCCCCGGCGCGTTCGGCGCGATCCGCAACCGGGCCCGCAAGTTTCTCGTCAACATGGAACACGACGCCGCCCGATGGGTCGGGACGGTCGTCGACCTCGACGGCGTCAACCTGCGCGGGCTGCGAGCGACCGTCAAGATCCGTCGGAACGCCGAAGGTGACCAGGCGCTCGACGACTGCGCTGACGGCCTGCTCGGCGCCTCCATCGGGATGGCGGTCGACCCCGCCGACCAAACCGTCGACGGGACCCGGCGGCGCATCCACAAAGCGTTCCTCGACCACGTCGCGTTGACGGCGACACCGGCGTATGCAGGCGCCGAGGTCCTCGAGGTCCGCCACACCCCGCCGTTCGTCACCGCCGCGGTGGTGGCGGGGGCGACCCCGAACCTGGATCGGGTCCTTGCCGAGATGGCGGCACGAGGGTACCGTCAGGCCTTGACGTAGCCACATCAGATCGTCTGCCAGACACGAGGTCAAACGGCGCAGAGTCGCCGGGTCTGAAACGAGTCGACCGGATCGCTACACGAAACCCTGACTGTGTTCGTGTACGAGGAGGTCGCCCGATGGCGTCACCGACCGATGCCCTGCTCGCCAAGCTCGAAGCGGAGCTCGAGGAACGCAAGTCGTTCCAAGAGGCCCTCGTCGAAGCCGCCCAGCAGCAGGGCCGGGATCTTCGCCCCGACGAGATGGAGCTGTACGAACGTGCCTCCGCCCGCATGACGGAGGTCGAGAAGCAGATGGGTCCGCTGCGGGAAGGGGCGCGGATCGCCGTCGAATCCGGCAAGCGGACCGCCGAGCTGCGCCAGATGTACGAGACGGTCCGCAACCCGCAGACGGTGTCGACGAAGGTCGAGTACCGCTCCGCCGGCGCCTACGTCGCCGACCTGTACCTCGCCCGGATGGGTGACGACGACGCGCTCGGACGCATCGACCTGTTCCACCGGGTCGCCGCCCACCAGACGACGGCGGACAATCCCGGGTTGATCCCGATCCAGATCGTGACACCGGTCGTCAATTTCGTTGACGCCTCGAGGCCGCTGGTCGCCGCGATCGGGCCGATGGATCTCGGTGTCGGCGCCTGGCAGTACGCCCGGGTCACCCAACACACACAGGTCGGTCCGCAGTCGGCGGAGAAAGCGGAGTTGCCGTCCCGCAAACTGCAAGTCACGCTGTCGCCGATCACGGCGCCGACTCTCGGCGGCTACGTCAACGTGTCGCGTCAAAACATTTCTCGGACTTCGCCGGCGATCCTGGACATGGTCATCAACGACCTGGCCGCCCAGTACGCGACCGAGTCCGAGGCGGCAGCCGGTGACGCGTTGGCCACCGCCGCCACCGCGGGGCCGACGATCCCGGCGTCACCGACCGCGCTCGACATCGCGTCGGCGGTGTGGGAGGCGGTCGGCACCGTCGCCGGGGCGACACAGGGGCAGGGCCGCATCGTCATCGCCGCCAGCTACGACATGCTCGGCGTCGTCGGCCCGCTGTTCCCCGGTGTCAACCCGCAGAACGCGTTCTCGTCCGGGTTCGACGCCGTCAACTTCGGGCCCGGCCCGCAGGGCACCATCTCCGGGATCACCCTCGTCGCGTCGGCCGGGTTGCCGTCCGGGACGCTGCTCGTGTTCTCCACCGCCGCGGTCAAGGCGTTCGAGTTGCGGTACGGGGCGATGCAGGTCGTCGAACCGTCGGTGTGGGGTGTCCAGGTCGGCTACGCCGGCGACTTCGAATGCATGGTGATCGAACCGGCCGCAGTCGTCGAGATCACCCAGGCACCGTGATGACGGCGACGTTCTACGACGACCCGAACCGGGAATGTGTCGGCCTCGACCCGATCTGGTCCGACACCGGTGACAACATCCCCGACGTCGCCGCCACCGGCGCCACCGCCGGCACCCCTGGGACGTGGACACCGGCCGGGGCGAACGTGATCCCGGCCAACGCCGCCGCCGCCACCGGCATCACGGCGTCACCGACGACCGCGTGGGCCACCGGCCAGTACGTCCAGGGGTCCACCGCCGGGACCGGCGGGCAGATGTTCTGGTCGGCGACGGCGTGGACCGCCGGTAAGGCGCCGTGACGTCCTGGGACGTCGCCCCGCCCGCCGGGTTGCCGTGGGACGTTGACGCCGTCATCGCCGCCGCCCTCACCATCCTCCGTTTGGACCCGGCCGACGTCGACCAGCCACAGGTCGAGGACGCCGCGCTCGTCGCCACCGCAGACATCGACCAGCACCTCGACTGGCCCACCTCGCCGTGGGACACGTTCGCCGACATGCCGATGCCCGTGGTGCGTTCCGCCGTCCACGTGACCGTCGAGGAGTACCGCCGCAAGGACGCACCGTTCGGAGTCACCGATTCGTGGTCGGTCGACGGTGCCGTGCTGCGGACCTCACCGGACCGTCTCCGCGGTGTCCGACCGCAGCTCGCCCCGTTCCGAGGCCGGCGGGGTGTCGCATGACGTCGGCGATCTCCCTGGCCCGCACCAGGCTGTACGACGCCCTCATGTCGGGGCTCGACGAGTTCCCGTGGCAGGCCACGGCAAACGGTGCGAGTGCGAGCAAGGCAAGCGGACGTGAGCGCGACACAGGGTCTCCTACTCCGGGGCGTCCGCGGTGCGGGCAAGGCACGTGCCCGGGCTCGAG